ATTGGGATATGCCCAATAACGATATAGATTGTGTTTCACATGCAGTTCTTGAAAGAGTCTTCTTTGTCAAAAATAAGGAGGGAAAGTTCGTAACAGCACCTAAACCATGGGATTTAGAGTGTTTCCCAGAAGAACCCGAAATAAAGAAAAGACAAAGAATGGCACGCGAGTATGTGAAAAAGACAACGTCCAGCTTCCGCAGAGAGATGAGTAAGTTGGCTAATTCTTATGGCAAAGTCAGCCCGATAACGGATGAAGAATTCATCGACTGTTACGGTGGGGCTAAGCGTAAGTGCTACCAAGCTGCGGTTGACTCGTTAAAAGATACACCTTTAACTGAGCGGGATTGTCGAGTGAGCACCTTTACGAAAGCGGAATACAAGAAGCCCGGCGGGGCACCAAGATGTATACAACCGCGCTCACCACGCTATAACGTTAAATTGGGTAGATATTTGAAGAAGATTGAACATATAATATTTGAAGCAATCGACGAAATTTTCGACTCCAGCAGACAGCACAAGACTGTCGCTAAAGGACTAAACATGGTACAGAGAGGTCAAGTTGTTCACGATATGTGGAATACATTCGTGGACCCTGTAGCCATAGGAGTCGATGCATCACGATTTGATCAGCACATTAATAGATTATTACTAGAACTTGAACAGGAAATAATTATGATGTGGAGTACAGGCGAAGGAAATCCCGGTGACGACCTTCCCTCATTAAAATGGCTACTATCCAAGCAGCTAGTTAATAAGGGAGCGTATAGAGGGGTGGACGGAAAGGTCAAATACACGGTGCAGGGAGCTAGAATGAGTGGTGATATGAATACAAGTTTAGGTAACGTTATTGTGATGTGTACATTAATGCATAGCTACTTTAAATCAGTAGGTTTGTTAGGACACGTCAAGTTATTTAATGATGGAGATGATTGCGTGATTATTCTTGAACGAAAGAACAAGAATAAATTCGTCGGCAACCTCCAAAGGTGGTTTAGACGCGTAGGGATTACAATGGAGTTTGACGGAATTTACTCCAAGCTCGAAGAAGTCGAGTTCTGTCAATCACGTCCCGTACACACTGCAAGAGGTTGGACCTTAGTACCACGTCCAACCAAGAGGCTATATTCGGACCTAATTTCTGATAAACCAATCCATAGTAGGAAAGTGTTTAATAAGTGGTTAGGAGCAGTTGCCGGATGTGGATTAGCCACTTGCAGTGGAGTACCTATATTTGACGCGTTCTATTCCTGGATTGCACGGACAGCCACTCCGTGGATACCTAGAGAGGGCGATCAGTATTACAAATTCACCACACAACGAGCATTCGGGTTAGAAATGAAATCGCAGCCAGTCCCGTGGTCTGCAAGAATGTCATTTTATTTCGCTTTTAATATTTCTCCAGCAGAACAAATTGCTGTAGAGAATTATTATCGAACCTTGGATCTCGTAACACACGATAAAGGTATGTTGGAAACACATACATTTTTAGACCCCATGCAAAATTTAGTCGC